ATCATCTTATGAACTAAAGAGTCAGTTCGATCATAAGTATGGAACTGATTTAAAATATTTTGAGACTACTTCTCTTTATGGAACAACCAAGGGAATGTCCATGTATGATGGTTTGAAACCCTTCTTGAGGCATATAGGTGACACTGAGAGTAAGTTTTTACCATTATTCCATGATGATGAATTCCGTGAATTTTTCAATTGGTTCAATGTTAGGAACAATAATGAACGTCTTATTTCTGCAGACAAATCATCTAAGAAGATTAAAATTCAAACTAAGATGATATCAATCATTAAGAATTCTCTGATGTATAATCAGAGTTTAGAGAAGTTGAATGAGTTTAATGCATGTATTAAGCATGCTATGAGTCTGACTGAGAAGAAGAGATATTATCTTGGAGATTTTAGGCATACAGCACAACAAGCGATTGAGTGGTGGAAGAAGAAAGCATCTAAGAGATATGATAAACTTACACGTGAGGGAAGGGTTCGAACTAAACTAGAGATATGGGAACCTG